CGAGAATGGGACTGAGTGGGGGCGGTTAGGAGATACCGATGATTATTTCTGGGAAACACCTAAGGAGAAAACAAATGGTAATTAAAGTAGACAAATCTGAAGAATTTAAGAAAAGTGGTAAGAAACTTATCTCTGAGTACGATGCACAAGAGTGGTTAGATAAAATTGAGAAGAATGACGAAAGAGAATTGTTTGAGATGAAGAGAAAGAAGGAATTCCTTGACGAGTGCACTAAGTTCAGAAAAGGTGGATAAATAAAAGCAGCCAATGCTGTGTTTAAATGCCGAATCCTGGTAAATTTAAAGATTTTAGTGTTACATTTAAAAAACACCCTGTTACTGACGATATAGTAACGGTGAAGGATAAGGCTGCAATTACACAATCTATAAAAGGACTTCTTCTTACAAAAAAAGGAGAGAGACCTTTTCAACCTAGGTTGGGTAGTGGTTTACATGAAATTTTATTTGAACCTTTAGACTATGCTTCTTCTGCAAATATAAAAGCAGGGATACAAAATTGTTTGCTTGCTTACGAACCTAGGATTCAAGTACAGAAGATCCGTACTTTTGTTGATTATGATAATAACGGATATAACGTAGAACTTGAGTATAGTATTATAGGGAGACGAGATTCAGCAGTGGCAGTAGAATTCTTCTTATCACGAACAAGATAATGCCATACGCACAGGTTTCCAATTTAGACTTTGCTGATATCAAAACTCAACTTAAAGAGTATTTGAGGTCACAGTCGGATTTTACCGACTATGATTTTGAAGGAAGTGCATTAGCAGTACTTATTGATACACTTGCTTATAATACCTACTATACAGCGTTCAATACCAATATGGTAGTCAATGAACTATTCATTGATTCAGCAACGTTGAGAGACAATGTAGTAGCAATTGCAAAGCAACTGGGATATAGACCTAAAAGTGCTACAGCTCCTACTGCATATATTTCATTTACTGTGACTTATGCTAATCCAACAACTGATACAGAGTTAGTTTTACAGAAGGGAACAGGATTTACAACAATATATGACAATAATCAGTATCAGTATGTTACATTAGAAAACGTAACAGGGCAAGTAGTTAACAATGTTGCAACATTTACTAATGTAGCAATCAAAGAAGGAACACAAGTAATCAATACTTTCACTAAAAGCACAGCACGTAAGTCACAGAGATTTATTTTAGATAACAGTAACATTGACACTAACACAATTAGAGTAAAGGTTTATCCTGGCGGTGGTTCTTTCAATGAACCTTATCTACTTGCAGATAATATATTAGGTGTTGATGGTGAGTCAAAAGTATTTTTTATAGATGAGATAGAAGATGAAAGATATGAGATATTGATGGGTGATGGAGTTCTAGGTAAGAAAGTAGAGAACAACACACGTATAGAAGTATCATACTTATTAACAACAGGTCCTGAAAGTAATGGTGTCAAGTCATTCTTATTTTCTGGTGTTCTTGAGAATCCAAATGGTGTAACTCCTAATGGTTTTGAAGTTAATGTTACTTCAGTTACCCCATCTTCGGGCGGTGAAGACATAGAAAGTACAGAAAAGATAAAATACACTGCTCCAAAGGCATATGGCACACAGGAGCGTGCAGTAACCGCACAGGACTACGAAGCAATTGTAAGAAAAGTATATCCAGCAACAAGTGACATCATAATATTTGGTGGTGAAGATCAGGATCCACCAGAATATGGTAAAGTGTTCATTGTATTGAAACCAACTGATGCTAGTTACCTTACATCACTAACTAAGAATCAAATTATTACTGATCTTAAGAAATATGTTATTGCATCTATAGAACCTGAGTTAGTAGACCCTTCTATTCTCTTTGTTGAGTTGACGAGTAAAATATATTACAACGGTGGTATTACTAATCAAACAACTGGACAAATTAGAGACAAAGTAATTAGTTCTGTACAGTCTTATATTGATACAAGTGATACTGAGAAGTTTAATGGTAAGTTTAGGTATAGTAAGTTTGTAGGTGTGATAGATGATGCTGATGTTAGTATCAACTCCAACCTTACCACTGTTATGATGAGAAAGGACTTCTATCCTCAGTTAAATTCTACTTTCTATTATGAGGTATGTTTCCAAAATGCCTTTGATGAAGACTGTGATGATCCAGTCTTGTCATCTACTGGTTTTAGGGTGACTGAGTATCCTAATTTTGATGTGTATGTTGAAGATAGGGATAAGAAAATTGTCCTATATAGACTAGATAGCGTAACTGGTGAAAAGGTTGTTCTTGACAGCGATGTTGGGGATATAGATTATGTAAAAGGTGAGTTAAAAATGTATGCTCTTACAATTATCAAGGGTAGTTTCTTTGATAACCGTATTGAGTTAAGAGTCAAACCGTTATTAAACGATGTCAAGGCAATGCGTGAAGTATACCTTGACGTTGATGTTGCTAATTCATCCTTCACAGCATATAAAGAGTAAGTAAATGCCTGAGATAAAAACGAAGCGAATTTCAAATTTTATTGAATCCCAGCTTCCTGAGTTTATCAGTACAGAATATGAACTTTTTAGTAAGTTTGTAACAAAGTACTACGAAGCACAGGAGGTGCAGGGTGGTACGTTGGATATTATCAACAACATTCAAAAATATGCTGACATAGATTACTATGAACAAGATCTCCTCAGACAGTTTGATACTTTGGACGTTAGTATCTCTAGTAATGATACTACAATTGTATTACAAGATGCATCGAGTTTTCCAAAAGCAGACGGATATGTAAAAATTGATGATGAAATAATATTTTACCAAACTAAAACTGATAATACTCTACACAATTGTAGTAGAGGTGTTAGTGGTAATACAACTCTTGGCGATCTATATCATAAAAGTGAATTTGTATCCACTATTGCTACAGAACATGTAGCTGGTCAAAAAGTTCAAAACATAAGCAATCTTTTCTTATATGCGTTTGTTAAGAATTTTGAAAAGCAATATCTGGGTTCTTTTCCTGAGAAGTATCTCAGAGAGAGTGTAGATAAAAGAACTCTAATAAAAAATATACAAAAATTTTATAAGGCAAAAGGAACTGATAGTTCTATTAAGTTTGTTTTCAATAGTCTTATTGATAAAGATTTTGATCCTCTTGATCGTACTAACCTAGCACAGTTTGAGTGGTTTATAAAATCTGAGTTTGATAACATCGCTATAGATGTTACAAATCCAAATGGTCAATTTGTAGTTGGTGATAGAATTAAAACATCTGGTGCTAGTGGTGAGATTGCTAAAGTATGTTTTAATGATCAGGGTGTAATTAGAAGAGTTTATTTAAGACAGGTATCTAATAGTTTCTCTCTTGGTGATACTGTTAGTGGTAAACATGGAGCAACGTTTACTGCTAGTACAGTATACACATTTCCTAATGGTATTTTTTACATTAACTTTGGTAAGTTGCCACAGTTGTTTGGAAACTTTGAGTATGGCAAATATTACCTTGCACCAGAAGGAATTATAATATTCCAAAACTGGCAAATTATATGGAATCAATCTGATCCTTCTAACTTACCGATGCCTATCCATCCAGATGGTCATCCTATGTTGTTTAGTACAACTAGAGAGGGTACATTACTTGGTGGTCAGTTATACACTAACAGTAAACCTGTTCTAGGTGTTAAGACAAATTATGATAATACCTTCCAACCAGAATTCATGATGGATGAAGGTGAGACTGAGAATGTTTACTATTACTGTGCTTATCATCGTTACATGTCAGGTCTTGATGGCGATGAAGGTTATATGAAGTTGGTTGCTAATACAAGACGAAGAAAAATTGTAAAACCTGAGGTATATAAACCAAGAGATTTCACATACAAATCATCTGAGGCAGATTGGATAAATGTATATGCATTAAAATGTAAAGTCTTATCTGGTGATGTAAAAAATTTAATAGGAAAGAAAATTGTTCAGTCTGATACAGAAGATAGTGACTATGCAGATGCTATTGTAGACAACGTGTATGCAGATGGAACTAGAGATGATGAGGTAATCTATAACATAGTTTTAGCACCAGAGACTGTAAATGGAAAATTTGGTGTCTCAACTAAGACTCAACTTGAGAAAGTATTAACAGGAACTGCATCTACAGGAAATAGAATTGATGTGTTCTCCACTACTGGTTGGGATACTACAGGATCAGTATTGATAGGCAATGAGACTATTACATTTAGTGATAAGACTGTAGGTCAATTTATTATTGATAATAGATTAGCACAGACTGCTGTACAGCATGATGTTGGTACACCAGTATACAGACCAGTTACAATATCAACATCCGATGTCACACTGTTGACAATGGGTATTGTATACAATTTACAACCTTCAGATGCACAACCATATTCTAATGCAGGAGATAAGATACAGGTATCTAATCCTGGCTTTGAGACTTCTGATTCTAAGATTGTAAATGTAGGAACAAATCAAACTAGATGGATGTTAGGAACTGGTGCAGCAGTTAATGTTCCTACATTACCAGCAGTTTCTACATCATTAAATCAAGTATCAACAAATGTATCTGCTATACTTGCAGATGATCAGTATTATTACAT